ACTAGATCATCTTCAATTTTATATCCCGCTGCTTTAAATAAATGTAGCATAGGATCTGTATTACCAAAACGAATAGCACGAAGGTAAAACTCACCACCAGGGCCCCAGTGAACTCCAGGAGTAGCACCAGAAAGAAGTGATACAGAGCCTGATGGCTTAACTGTTGTTACACGAATTGATTCACGAACACATAACCACTCAGAATACTCATGGTCATAGTGACGAATCTTTTGATATCCCTCATCCATCCATTCACGAACAGCTGGAAGTCCATTCTCATCTGCAAATGATGCAATGCCAGTAAGAGATGTTCCAATTCTGCGGTTACGTTGCATAATACCGTTTGTTTGTTGCCAATGTGTTGGAAGAAGAGTTACAGTCTTACCGTATAGGTAGGCAAACTTTAATGTCTTAAGAAAGTCTTCTTTAGATTCATGGCGATTTAAATGCACTTCTACAAGTGTGCATAATTCATATGACTCTAGCGGTTGCTCTGCACAAGGATTAAACCCCATAACTCTAGAATCTTTTCCATCTGCAGGATCTGCAAGACGACCAAAATTTCTAGCTACATCAAGCCAAATAAAACCTGGCTCACCATTATCTGAAATTAAATCTACATAATCTTCATACTTTGTTCCAACCTCAGCAGCAATAGAGTTGTTACTCATCCAAGCCCATCCTGGTTTTTCTGAATCATAAGAATTTCTTTCTGGAAATGCTTCTGGATTTTTAAGATTAATAAATGTTTCATCTCCCGAGGCTCCAAGGGCAAGAGTAGCAGACCTACGAACATTTCCTGAAACAACACAGGTTCCAATAAGATTAACTATATCAACAATAGCCCTAGAATCAAGCGTCTCTCCAGCTCTAGAGCCAATAACATGATTTATCCTGTCATGTAGCGCAATAAGTGGTGCTGGACCGCTAGCAACGCCACCAAAGCCTTTAATTGGTGCTCCTAGTGGACGGATAAGGTCATAGTTAAACTTTTGAATAGATTGGTTTGGACGAAGATATGAGTTTAATAGCATTCTAACTGAATCTACCCATCCTTCACGAGTATCTGGTATTTCCCAAATATTTTCTGGTTCTGTTGGTTCATAAATTGGCATATTTTTATCTTGACCAATAGTATCGAATCCTACACCTATACCTAACATTAAAGCATCCATTACCCAAGCAAAAAGGGCGCCTGGGTCATTGCGATCAATATCACGAGTAGATACCATTGCACAATTTTGAAGGGATGCAGAGTTACGCTTTTCCATAGTCATAGGAGTTCCAAATGCCCATAGTCCACGTCCTGGTGGTGTCCACTTTAGTTCAAACATTCTCTGAAAAGCTTCCTGGGCAGACTTTTGTGCCTTATTGTCGTTCCATGGTAAACGATTATCTTTAGCATGATTTTTTTGAACCGAATACATGCCTTCAATTACACGACGACAAACTTCGTGCCAGCGTTCTTTTGTTCCGTCTTCTTTCATTCTAGAATACGTCCTAATGAAGGTAATTTCCCCCAAAGAGTTAGACCCTGCATCTGAAAAACCAAAAGGTGCTGGGGTTAGTGAGTATTTTGTTACAAAATCCTCTGATAGACGAAATGAAAATACGCTTTCTGACATTTATTATTTACCCTTCATAGAAAAATTAACCAGTGCTTCCTATTTTACGAAGCAGTCTAAAGTATATCATAAGTTTAAAAATAAAAACACGCTTATTTAAAAGAGATAAAGGTTTTCTTTAGGGTTAGAGCTTTATGATTTTTGTGTCTCTGGTATTGTTTTTGGGGTGGGGTATAGGACAAAAAACAAACAAATGAATTCAAGATTTCTTAAACTGTGATATAATAAAATCATGTTTACAGATAACCCTAATATAACAAAGCTAGATGAAAAAATATTTTTATATAAAAATTTCATTCCTAGAGAAAAGGTAAATGAAATCAATGAGTATATATTTAAAAAGGTATCTGTTAGTCACTATTTTGACGAAATTCAATTTGGACTAACACCAGCTACTTTTGAGCTACATGAAGTATGGGAAAGCATTTCAGAGCTGCTTTATCCCGAGTATGTCATACACCCAATACTAAGTCTTTTACATTTTAAAGAAGATAAAGAAATGCTTCCACATTGTGATAGTCCTGGAGAAGGAAATCATGAATCATTGACCGTCCCAGACCTTTGGGCAACATGTTGCTTATTGAGTTGGGGAGCCATTGTTTATTTTGGAGATTTTACTGGTGGAGAAGTATATTATCCTAAACAAGGAATAGAAATTGCAGTAGAGCCTGGTGATCTTGTAATTCATGGTGCGCTTGATGATTGTCTTCATGGTGTAAAGAAAGTATTATCTGGTAACAGATATGCGTTTTCTACATTTTCTCTTCCTGCAGACAAAAATCCAGGAACTTTTAGTAACTACAAAACCCCAGAATATTATGAAGATGTAAAAAATTTAATGAGCTGGCTAACTCCATTAAAGCCTAATGAAAATATACTAAAAATGGAACTTCCAGGAACTATTTACTAAAAGTAATTTAGGCTTTTTGTTTTTTCCAAAATCCAGGAGATATGTATTTATTTCCATTTTTTATAGTATTAGAAGAATGAAAATATGGCTTTTGTGATGGAAAAATAATTATTGATCCAGCTGTAGGTTTAACTATTATGTTTTGTTCTGGAAATTCTATTTCTCCACCTTCATAGTCATCATTAATATATCCAACAACAGAAATTGTTTCTAATCCATTTTCATCATATGAATCAACATGTTTTCCCATATTAGCTCCTTTATCATATTTTGATATAGATAATGGAGATAAAAAGCCAATTTCTAAATTATTCTTTTTTGCATAATCGTAAGAGCAGGCCTTAATTGCAGTTTCAACGTCTAAAACTATTTGAACCAGATCTAGGTATAGTGGGGAATCTGAATCTGCTCTTAAAGAATCTACTACACGTTTTTGCATTCCAAAAGTATTATTTTCGTCAGGTCCCCAAGTTTTCCACCTTGTGATTAAGTATTCATTTTCTTTTTCAGGGTCAGTTAGCTCGTCAAGTTTTTCAATTCTTTCAATTAATGTCTCGTGGTTAGACATAGCTTTTTCATAATAAAAAATATTTTTTTCTAAAACCGTAAGTTTGCTATTAGTCATATTTATTTTGACCACTCCTCTTTTTGTTTTTCTTGAACTTTTCTAATACCCTTTATTTCTTCTTCCCATTTATCTTTTGTCTCTTGTGAGTATTCTGCTTCAGCATAATCCCAAAAAGCCATCATTGTATGTCTTTCTCCACTTGTTACTTCTTTTACTCCATGAATATTCTCATGACCGCCAGGAAATGAAATTAACATACCTTTCTTAGGCTTTATTTCTAATTTATGGTCTGGAAAAAATAATTCTCCACCACCAAAATCTTCATTAAGATACAGTAGGGTTACATATTTATTAATTTCAAAAGCATTTGGGGTTCCATCAAAATCTGAATTATCTGAGTGTGGGTTGGCAAATCCACCGATACCCCACTTTTGAGCGTGTGATGTGTTTGCTCTTAGCTTTCTTTCAAATACGACTTCAACATGATCTAGCATTTCTACTCTTAAATCTTTAATAAAAGTTTCTGGTAATCCATAATTCAAAAGGGTTGGGCTTGTGTCTTGTAGACCTTTTCCAGATGCACCATAAAAAGCTATAAAATCCCAGGCCTGACCTTCATTGTCAAAGTATTGGGCTAGTCCATCACACTCTTCATTTGTAAGAAAATTTTCAACATAGAAAACATCATGCTTAAAATTTTTTACCTCTATATCATTTTTGCTTTTCATTTTTATTCGCTCCTTGTATCGTTTCTATGATTTTCACATATTGGAACACTCATAAAGCTATTTTTGTAAAATCCATTTTCATAATTTTCTCGTATCCAAGAATCTTCTATGCTATCTCTATAATCTTTGGATGGTGCTGGTGGCAGAATACCCCAATATTTTGCTTGCATGGGACAGCAATAACAGCTAATAATGTCCAAAACTTTATAGCCTTCTGCATTAATAGCGTATGGCTTTAACTCTTTGTTTGTTTTCATTATTTGATTAAATGGAATTGGTTCTTTTACTATAGAATATGAAAAATCAAACATTCCAAGCCCATCCACAACACCATCTTCTTTGGCATATGGAGCCTTTAAATGATCTAAGCAAATATCAGGGTCTAGGTCTCCCCTAACATATACGTTAAACTCAATTTGTGCTGGTTTGTATTCGTCCCAAATTCTTAAAACATAATAACCATTTACCAATGCTGCAAAGCCAATCATTCCCCTAGAACCTTTATCTTCTATGTAATTACAGACTATTGATCCTGGAATAATTCCTTCAAAGTGATAAGAATGTGTTAAGTTAGGGTCCCAGTCACATGTATGTTTTTTTTCATAGGTTGTTCCCAATCCATTAAGAAGGTTTCTTGCAAGATGTTCACTTTTTAAAGGGTTAAGGGTAAAACCTTTTATTGACAGGTGGCTAACCACTTCTGATCTTTCTGTCATTCTATTTTAACTCATCTACTGTTTTGGTTTTAATTCTATACTGCATAATTTCGTCATATTTTTTTAGCCATTCTTCTTTACCATATTTTTGTTGATACTCTAAAAACTTTTCAGATGGCTTGTTTGGAATTAAATAAAAACACCTAATAAAATATTTTTCTTTTTTAGAAACATGGCCAACTGCATGGTAATATAATCCTTCTTCAGATAAAAGATCTGGATGCCCTGACGGGAAAACAACAACGTCTCCTGCTTTTGGCTTATATTTTATTTTTTCTTTTTTTCCTTTAACGGTAAATATCAACTCTCCGCCATCATAATCATCATTAAGATAAATAGCACACGTTACTGCAAACTTAGATCTATCTGAATCAAACTCATACCATTGGTAGTCGGTATGTGGAACCATGGCTAAAGGCTCTTCTGTATCATGTGGTTTAAGGTCTGAATAGTATTTACAGTATGATGGGCCCATGG